CCGCTCATGTTAATGTTCATACTAACATTATCTTGTTGTTTATTCATTCCAGACATCATACTAGGACCACTCATCGGACTCATACCGCATTCGTCCATTTCTTGCTGTACTTCCATAGCCAAAGTATCTAAACTTTCTTTAGTATCTTCATCTTCCTCTTTGCCCATGGCTTTTTTGATAGCTTTATCTTTCGCTCCCATGTATTCGTCTTTACCTGATTCTACTTCGCCATCGCCGTCGTAGTCCTTTTCAGCGGTATCTGACTCTTGTACTGGTTTGTCTAATTCGGCCATGCGAGCCATTAATTCTTTGAAATCCATATTATTTTCCTTTAGCCCTAGTAGTTGGCTTTAATATACTTTTTGATGAAGAAACTTTTTCAGGTGCTGTTGCTTTTTCTTTTGGAGCAGATTTAGCTAATATCTTTTCATTTACACCTTTGTACTGTGTAGGTTGGTATTCTTTGCTGGTTTTCGCTAGTTCCTTAAGAAAACTAGCTACATGCTTATCACCTACTATGTTTTGATTATTTTCCTTAGCATAGTCTTGGTTTAATAATGAGCCTTTTTTACCTTCTACAAAGTTTTCAGCATTTAATTCTGCTTCTTCTTCTTCTTTAAGACTTCTTACTTTAATACAACAAGGATCAACACCAGTATGTTCTGCCATATAAGAAGTAAGTACAGTGCTAGTAGTAGGGTAATCTAGTTCTACCTCAAATACAGTAACTTGCGCATTTTCTAATGTAGGAAAATCTACTAGTTTAGACTGTATAGGAGTAGTTTTACCTTTATTAAAGGAAGCTACTTGATATTTTTGTAGGGCTGCTTTAGCAGCGTCCTCAAAGTGTTCTGGCAAGTCTCCAGCTACTTTAATTTTAAAAGTATATTTTTTATCTTCTATACTTTCTACTAGATAATCTTTAAATGATTTCATAATGTGATCCCAATACTATATTTATTTCAAGTTCTTAAGTTTTTCTATTAAGCTATTCCTGTCTGATATAATCACAGCAGATCCTGTTATATCTGAGTCGTTGTCAATCTTAGAATCCTGGTCTAACTTTTGTTTTTTCAGCTGTAATTCTACCATTTTAAGCTTTTTATCGATCTTTGCTGCTTTAGCATCTATGGCATTTTTAAGCATAGTACCTGCTACTTCAAATACTCTTCCTGAGTATCTAGCTTCTACGTTCATACCCAAATCCATGAGGTCGTCAAAAGCATCAGTAGCTCTTTGTGCTAGAGCATCAAATTCTTCGTCACTAATATCTCCAAGTCCCTTAACTTGTGGAAGGGCTGCTGCTATCTTGTCAAACTCTCCGATATCTCGTAATAATGGTGACATTTGTTCGGTAGCCTTTTCCTTTTCTTCTTTTTTAATAATCTTTTTGCTTTCGGGCAAATTAAGTATTTCTTCAAGTTTTTTCATACAAATACTTATCCTAGTCTGCCATTCACAAATAAATCATTTTCTGTTAAAACTCTAAATTTAATTCCTTGTCTGCTACACCAATTTTGAGCAGCACGCCATTTAACTTGATTTTTAGCCCACTGAAGTTGATTGTTGCGATTCATTCCTGCTTTTTCAAATAATGTCTGACTCTGCGGTTTAACTTCGATCAATTCAACCTGCATTATACCATTCTTATCAGCATACTGAATAAAAAAGTCAGGAACGTAAACCGTGTTTCTTCCTGTAAAAGGATCTTTGTAAGGTATTTTGATAGCTTCGCTGGCCCATTTTAGAATCCTAGGATCTAAGTCACAAAATCTCATGAATTTAAATTCCCAGCCGCTTCTGTATGTAGGTTGATGATTACCTACATATTTTTCTGGATTAGTGATATTGAACTTGCCATTAGCAAATTTGCTCATTGCGCAATATTTCTACTTTCAAAAGTATCTTCTGTTATCTGTATTTTATAACCTAGTACAGAGGTACGTTCTCTTGATATATTCATAATCTGAGTTACTACTTCACTTAATCGTGTTTGATCAAGAGCTTTTAAAGTATCTAAAACTATAAATGGATTAATATTATCTATTCTACTTTGTGTAAGAATCACGATAGCTGTAGTTTTTGCTGCTTGTTCTTGAAATCCACGTTGTAAGAAAAATCCCACAACAGCATCTATAGTTGCTGCTGGAAATGTTATCTCGTGAGTAAAAAATTTGTCAAAAAAGCTTTTAACTTCTGATGCGCTATCTATACTTTCTGATGGCGGTAAGTTTGTAATAATACTCATAAATTATCTTCTAGTTAAATTAGATAAACTTGCCGGAGTAGCTGCTCCGCCAGTATTAGCTACAGGAAATGATGTGCCTGTAATTCCGCCTAGACCCTGATTAGCAACTTTACCTAATGATCCTGATACTAATCCAGTTAGTTCTGCTTTTACACCAGAATTGCTCAATTGTGAAGCATTATTGTAAGTATTATGTGCTATAAATGCTGTGCTTAAAATGTTACCTAGTGTTCTTTCTTGCGGATTAGTCAACATAGATGTAACGTTACCAAATACAGCATCAGCACCTGCTAGTACACCTGCTGGCCCTAATAATGTTCTCGTACCGCCGCCTGCTAAGGTTAACGGACTAGGAACAGTATCATAATGCTCAAAACCAAATCCTGGAGGATTATTTTTAGAAACTAAACCATTATTATAATAAACAGCTTCGTAAGCAATCGTCATACCCTGTTCGCTTGTGCTAGTTCCAGAATAATCTAAACTATCATGATTCCAATTAGTAATTAACGGATTTACTAAAGTATAACTATTCCAATATTTTTTAGCCATCTGATAAATGGTAATATTATTGAAAAATGGATAAGAACTATTATTATCAAATCCGTAAGGTACACGAATCTGTGTCGAATTTAACATTGCTGTTCTATTATAAGCACCGGGAAATTTAGCACTAATTGAATCAGCATAATAATAAGCGTAATAATTTTCCCACATAGTTCTTACTACACCTAGATTATCATCATGAAATTTAATATTAACTGGTGTATAATCTATCTTAGTTTGTACTACTTTTTTTCTATTATATTGATTAGCATTTTCTGTGGTAATTGTGAATTTTGGTAAGTCTGCTGTTTTTACCAACATGTTAATTTCGTTTTGGTGTCTAGCTGTAAGATTCTGACTCTTAAGTGCATTATTATTGATACTAAAAACACAATGAAAAGAAAATTTTTGTTTAGGTGCTAATCGTAAATTATCATCTACAAATAATCTAGCTGCGTGACGAAAATCCGCAACGATTCCTTTAGGATTAGTTACTCCACTGACAAATTGACCGAAGTGTTTTGAAGACATAATTATATTTATAATAAAAATTAAGTGCGCACAGAATGTATAGCCAAAAAAAAGCAGCGTTTCCGCTGCTTTTTATTAACCTGTCGCCAGGGTTCTTAAAGCTCTTCCTGCTACTGTGAAAATTGGATTACCTTCGCCTGCTGGAACTAGTACACAATTATCAGGTTGTATACTTAAATCTATAGTCTGTGGTGCTGCTTCAGAATAGCTCAAAGTTTGATAGTTAGCACTAACAAGATAACAACCATAACACTCCCAACGTTCTAAACGTCGAACTGCGGTACCGTTACCACCGTCTAGCATTTCAATACTCATTGTAAATTTGTAATCGCTAGCACTAGCAGCAGAACTTTGCTCTAGAAAGTCGAACTGTTTCTGTAATTGTTCACCAACACGTCTACTTACTTCGCCTGTTACGTCATCTCGTAGAGTAACAGCGATAGCTGCCCATGTATGCTTACCAGCATAGTTTATTTTACTGTTATAAACTTCAATGGTTTGTGGAGCAAAAGATACGTTAGGTCTAGACGCTGTTTGAACCTGTTTAGTTAATTCTGAGTTAGAGCCTGTTGCGCCAAAGCCTTCAAAAAATATTCTATAACGATATTTTAGTTTAGGCATTAATGTGCCTTGAGTTTCGCCACCTGATAGCGGAACTGTAAATCTGTTTAATGATGTAATTGCCATTTTATTTTCCTTTATTAACCTAACGCTGCGATTTCGCCAGTATTCTTTAAGCGTAATGGAATATAGATAAATTCAACAGCTTTGACTGGTTCTATAGCAATGTCAACATACAGCTCGTTACGATCAATTCTACTTGGAGTGTTGTTACTTTCGTCACACACTACCAGGAAGTCATATAACGCTCTTTGACCAACTAGCTCTAATAACAAACTGTCAACAGCAAGTTTAATTTCATCTCGTGTAAGTTTGTCATTAGGTTCAAATATATATGGTTTAGCTAATTTGTTCAATTGACTTCTCAAATATATTACTAAACGGGCTACATTAATTCTATCTAAAGCACTAAAGCCTTTAGCTCTTGTTTTTTGCCCGTAATTTACTAATCCTGTTCCTGTAAGGAATGTAATAGGATTAATTTTTTGTTCGTACAAAGTATCGCGTTGTCCCACGTTAAGAGCCACGGATCTAAATTCTCCTTCTTGACTATCTACGTAACCAACAGCAGTTGCGTTTGTAATTCCACCTCTACGAATACCTGCTGGAGCGAACCAAGGATAAGCAACTTGATCGTTTAAAGCAATAGTTCTTAGAATCATATGGCTCGGTGGTACTACAACATTGTTACCGAAGTTATCACTAGTGAATCCCCATGGATAAAACATTGCCATATATTCATCGAAGCTTACTGCTCCTAGATCATTGTCTTCGAAGGCTAGTCTTTGATTACTACCCCATGCCAACAATGAAGTTGCGTCTGGAGTTAATCTAGCAGGACTATCACCTACAACTAATGCTGTTAAACCTCTGTCATAGTTTAAGCTAATCATCTCGCCTATTAGCTCTGGATAACCTGGACAAGCAATCAAATTAAAGATTCTGCTTTCATCATCTCTGATATCTTGATTAGCGTTAGCTGTAGCTTGTAAAGCTTTTACAACTACTGCTCTTTGTGCTTTACGTCCAAAACTACCAGAACCGTCACCTTGATTTGGACTTGTTGTTACCCAACGATGTGGATAGTATGCTTCCATAGCTTCGCCATTGAATCTTGTATTATCGGCAGCAATATCTATGTAATTTCTTTCAAAACGTTTTACATTAAATCCACTTCTACGTAGATTCCATAGCAACATACCACGTGGATATAGTGCTGGATCTGGAGCATCTGGATCTAAATAATCGCTTACAAGTAAATCTAAAATAGTACCAGCTTCGTCACTGTTAGCACCTGCTGTATTGTAACGAGCATCAGCAAACAGAACACCATCTTCTGTACTTTGGTCTGATTTATCTAGTAATTCCCAACGTTTAACCACTGGAGCAGTTAATTCATTATTAAATCTATATATCTGTGGGAAATTTTCAATATCATCTGTACTAATCCATAAATCACCAGTAACTAAAGCTGTTCCATCGCTTTGTGTTTCTGGAGCAGTAGCACTAACTATTGGACCGTTTGGATCTGTACCGTTAGCGAAATAAGGAGCTGTAGCACTTCTGTATCCAACCCAATCACTACCGTCATGAATCATAATATCAATTTCGTCAATTACACTGCTATACCATAAACGTCCTTGATCTGTTAAACTACCTGGAGCATCTCCGTTAGAAACATAAACCAGCGGATGCCATAAACTAGCTACAAAATTATGTAATGTATCGCCTGCTGGAGCATCGCTCAAATTAGCTGTACCTGTTCCAAAAGTAGCATTACTAGGTTCAAAATCATAAGCACTAAATCCCATATCTGCTAAAGGACTATTAGTGCCTTCTGTTAATCTAAAATCGCCACCTCTTACATGAGTAATCATAACACGGTTCTGACTATCAACACTTGCTACAATGTTTGTAAACCCAGCTGCGTTAACTGCGTTAGCTACTCTTTCTGCATTATCACTAGCTACTCCAGCACCTTGGAAACTTATTGTTTTGAAACTATATGTGCCGTCTTCATTATAATCGCCTAACACACTTAATCCTGTTAAGCTTTCAGCAATTCTAAAAGTATAACTAGTAGCGTTTGTAAATGTACTTGCTGTAATTTTAGCACTTAGAATAGAACATTCTCCTGCTGCTGCTCGTCTAAAGACTTTAAAATTACCCAACATTGGTGTAGCATCTGTACCGCTATCTTCTGTATAGTTAGCTTGTACATATAATGCTCCAGTAGATAGATTTGCTCCACCCCCTGATTTATCTAAATTATAAATTGCTTCATGACCGTTTAAATAAATTGGAGCTTCTACGGCTACCCATGCTTCTGTGGCGCTATTCCAACGTTTTACTCTCCAACGAGCACCTAGATTCGGTTCGGTGGTTTTAATCCATACAGAACCTGTTGGTCTTGGTCCAGTTGTTGAAGACTTCCACTGGGGAACTTCTGTGTGCTTACTGATTGCCAACTTAGCGCCATAATAGGTACCTGTTTTGATACCTAAAGAACTTGCTGCTGCACTTGATGCTACCAAAACACCTTGGGTTCCAGCAGCAATAATAACCGCATTAGACTGAGTGCTGTCTCCGCCGCTAGATGCCATACCATTTGTATAAATTTCTAACTTACTATTAAATGCTTGAGCATACACTGGTCCTGAACCTGCTCCGAAAGCATTATTAATATCTGTTGCTAAACTGCTAACTGTGGTACCGCTAGCTGTGATTAATACACCATTAATATAGAAGTTGTCGCCTGCTGTAAATGCTGGATTTGACACAGTGCCTGCTACAACAGGAATAGACTTGTGCCAATCTTCACTACCAACGTTTACCCATGTTCCTGCTGGAACACCTGCGTTAGAATTACCTTTACTCTTATACCATAAAGTGCCTGGATGACTAGTTGTCAACGCAGGTGTATCGGAGTCTACATCTGTCATTACAACTGCATAATCGCCAATAGCGCCTACGCTGCCTAAAGGACCTTCGGTTGATAAATCAACTTTAGTAGAATCTGTAATTACTAAAGGTACTTTATTAGCGAATTTTTGCCCGCCTGTAGTGCTAATAGGAGCACCGTTCCATTCAAAAATTCCAAATACTGTAGTGCTAGTATCCATCCAATGTGTTCCGTTGGCTGGCAATGCGATAGGAGGATCTGCGCTGGCATCTAATTGTGAAACATCTACGTCTGCTCTCACAACAAAAGCTCTATTGCTTACTCCTAAAAAGCTATAAGCAGCTTGTAGACCATATTCATTCTGTTCACCAGCATGAATTGGGTTGTTACCTGCGTCAGTTTTAAAGATAGGATCTCCAAAAGTATCTGCTAGATCTTTTTGACTTGTTAATAAGTAAACTTTTCCAGCATTCGCTTTAGTGGTTCCTGGTGCTATCCCTGTGCCTGCCGCATTAGATTTGTTTTCAGCTGAAGCAACAATAATTAAAGGTGTTGTTCCAGGTTCAGCTGGTGTATAAAATGATTCGTCAATTACTTTGACTTCTACGCCTGGTGAACTTAATGCCATCTTGCATCTCCTAATATGGTGTTCTACTTTTATTTATTGGAAATACGTAAAATTGGCTAGTTATACATTGAAGAAAAGGGCAAGAAAAGGTCCAGTATAAATAAATTTATGACAAGACCTTTATGTATATGTAATCTTAGACCAGCAGCAGTAAATTATATTAAGAATGGTAAGACATATTATAGGAAAAAATGTGAGATATGCTTAAAACATGGTGGTGTATCTCACGGTGTTCCTAAATGGTACAAGGATGGATACCGTCAAAAATTAAGCTGCGACAAGTGTGGCTATAAAAGTAAACACAAAGAACAGTTTAATGTATTTCATATTGACGGTAACCTTAATAACAGTAGACCTGTTAATTTAAAAACAGTGTGTGCTAATTGTCAACGAGTCCTGCATAAAGAGGGCGTTCAATGGCGCCAAGGGGATCTTCAACCTGATTTTTAAGTTGATTATATAGATCATTTATAGTTCCATTATTATCTATTTCAGCATCTATATGACTATTTCCGACCCAACTATATTCACTGGCATGAACATGGGCTCGTTCTAAGTGCATTTTACTAAGTGCCCAGCGCATATTCGTAGGTCCTTGATTATGCGCTATAGCGTTATCATACCATTCTGGATCTGGACCTCTACAAATACGAAACACTTTTCCGCCTGCTTTTTTTATTGCTTTTATTTCATTAGGAAAACGCACATCTGTAATTACTACATTGTCGTTAGTTTTGCGAATTTTGTTTTCTAGACTAGCAATCCATATATCGTTATGGAATCCATTGCGACATACTTCGGTTCCCCAATATTGAAGGATATAACGAGGAGTAATTGATATACCTAATCTTGCTGTCCACCAAGCATCTTCTTGTTCTCGCCATTCTCTGCTTTCTTTAGTTCTACCTTCTAGCAGTGTTCTGTCCCAGCCGAATACACAAGAAACAGCATCTTTTAGTGTAGACGCAAAACTATCTCTTCTAAAACCATGGAAATTTACAAGATAGTCCGCAGCAGTATCTTTGCCCGAACCAATGAAACCTACAAAACCAATAATCATAGCACCTCCTAGCACTATAATTTATTATATTTTTGTTATGATGTCAACAGATTAGACACCGTATTTGTTAGTTTTTTTAGATGGGACTGGGCTTACTTTATTAACTGATTTTAATTCTTCGCTAGGGCCTCGTTTAACAATCGTTTTACCAGAAATGCCCTGATTTGATTCAGCTTTTTTTACGATATCTTCATCGCCTTTGCTGTACATCCATACTGCCGGAACATCTTTAGCTGGACCTTCTTGAGGAGTAGGTTTATCTGGCGAGCCTGCCATAGCTACTCCAAATCTATACATTCCATAATATTGATCTATTGTATTATATTGTTTGGCATGAGGCGCACTAGCTTTCATACTTTTTGAAAGCTTTTTTTCTTTAGCTTCATTTATAATTTCAAAAATTTTCATATTAACCTATAACAAATGTATATCCTGTACCGCCAGCAACTAGTGTTTCTAACTCTTTTTCTAACTTCTCAATTTCCTCTTTACCTGCTGATTTAAGATCGGCACCATTTAGCTGTCCTGACCCTCCAGGACCTGCTATAGCTCCGAACTTACTACGAGCTTCTCCTAGCATTAATTTACAAGTAGCCAAAGAATAGTCTTTGATCCATTGTTTTGCTAGATAATCTTCAATGATAGTATAGTCCGGTCTATAATTTTGACATCGTAACATAATAACTTCGCCCTCAGTAAAAGGACGTTGAAGTATTCTTAATATTTTGCTGGTTGGAATCCATTGAAATTCTATATAACTTCCAAATATTTTTCCAACCATTTCTTGATAACTGGCAAACAAATAATATGTAGCGATTCCGCCCAACATAGTACTGTTTAGTAGATACGTGTTTGTATATGCCAAATTAAATGGTTCAAAATTACTGCCGGTTCCGCCGCCGGTTCTCGATCCTAATGTGCGTCTAAACACACTTTGTACATTAACAATTTCTTGTGGTAGAATGTAATCATTCTGATCTTTTTCTAATGTAAGAAAAACGTAGCTTTCTTCTACACTGTTAGGACTTCGTTGTCTGAATTTCGTCAGTGCTTTATCTAGAGCAGTTTCGTAATGAATAGGGTCCAACTCTACGTCAATCATGCCATCGCCCAACATTACCCTACAGTAGTCGTATACTTTTTGCTTAATTTCTTGCGGATTAGTGCTTCCTATTTCATTAGTTGGCATTCGAATATCTCCCCTTGTATTTATCGCTAAATATTGTACTATGCCACGTATATCTCTTTATCGCCCTGAAAAAGGGCAAGATTATAAATTTATAGATCGCCAGATTAGTGAAATGTTTACAGTAGGCGGTACAGATGTTTATCTACACAAATATCTAGGGCCGCAAAATACTCCTGTAGATCAAGCTACAGCAGATCAGCCCCACTATGATATAATTAAAGAAACTAATATTCAAGATCTACTTTTCTTAGAAAATAGAGATAGAAAGTACAGTGAAGATATTTACAGAATACGCGGGCATTATCAGGTTCAAGATATAGATTTTAATCTAAGTCAATTTGGATTATTTTTAGACAATGATATGGTTTATATGACTGTACATATAAACGACTTTGTAAGCACTGTTGGTAGAAAGCCTATAGCAGGTGATGTATTAGAACTTCCGCACTTGAAAGATCAGTTCGCATTGAACAACTTTGATACTGCTTTACCAAGATTTTTTGTTGTTGAAGATGTTAATCGTGCTGCAGAAGGGTTTAGTATTACTTGGTGGCCACATCTATTTAGATTAAAATTAAAAAAGATTAGCGATACACAACAATATGTTGATATTTTAAAACGTCCTACAGACCAAGATGCGAACTACGTTGGAGATTTTGATGAAGATAGAACTTACAATGTAGGAGAAATTGTACGTTATCAAGGAATATTATATTCTGTTACAGCTACTACTACAGGCAATACACCACCTGATAATAATTATTTTAATGTATATAGTGGTAATACAATACAAGAAATATTAAGCACCTTTGATAAAAACATAGAAATCAATGATGCTATAATCGCACAAGCCGAAGAAGACGCTCCGAAGAGCGGGTATGATACAAGATCTTTTTATACATTAGCTGTTGATGCTAACGGAAATCCAGCTTTAACTACGGCAGACTTAACAGAAGAAGATGTTAGTTCTACAGTATTAGATGCTAGTCGTATACACGAAAGACCTAACAGATCAGGATATACTGGATACTTACTTGGAGACGGTATACCAGATAATGGAGTTGATTTTGGGCACGGTACACAATTTCCTAATGCTGCCAGAGAAGGAGATTATTTTTTGAGAACAGACTTTATGCCTAATAGATTATTCAGATTTAACGGTTCTCGTTGGGTCAAGAGAGAAGATAATGTAAGAATGACTATGACTAACCTGGACACTAGAAAATCAGCAAAAACAGAATTTGTTAATAATACTAATACAACCGTAATAGATGGAGAGTCGGTTCCAGAACGTCAAAGTTTATCTAAAGCATTAAGACCAAGGGCAGATTTATAATGTTACATTTTTATGATGGACAAATTAGAAGATATATTCTACAAGTAATACGACTATTAAGTAATTTTACAGTAAAATATGGTGACGGAACAATAGTAAGAGTTCCAGTGATGTACGGCGATGCTGATAGACAAGCTGCTCACATAGTTAATCAAAATAGTGAAAACACATTAAGTGCTGCTCCTCGAATAGCTGTTTACATATCTGATTTAGATCTAGATAGAAGTAGATTAGCAGATGCTTCATTTGTTGGAAAGATTAATATCAGAGAACGCGATATAGATCCTGAAACAAATCAATATACAAGTAGTCAAGGTCAGAATTTTACTATAGAAAGACCAATGCCTACACCCTTTACTTTAACTTTAAAAGTTGATATCTGGAGCACTAGTACTGATCAGAAATTACAAATACTAGAACAAATTCTAACATTCTTTAATCCAAGTTTGGAAATTCAAACCACTGACAATTATATTGATTGGACTAGTTTAAGTGTTGTTGAATTAGAAGATGTGACTTTCTCTAGTAGATCTATACCCCAAGGCACAAATATATCTATAGACATAGCGACATTAAATTTAAAAACACCAATTTATCTAAGTCCTCCCGTTAAAGTTAAAAAGCTAGGAGTTATTACTAAAGTAATTTCGTCAATACTAGGAGGTGTAGATAACGATACCGGATTTGTAGAAGGATTTGGTATGGATTTAGGCACAGGGGGATATCCTACCTTTGGTGGATTGCTATCAGAAGAAAGAGTTACTATAGGAAATTATGATATTATTGTAGAACAGAATGTGATAAAAATTACAAAACAATTAGATACCGGCCCTTGG